TTTTAGTTTTTATGTATTTCATTATAGACCTTTATGACTTTTTCATAGATACTATCAGCAAGATACTTCATACATAAAGGTGCAACCATCAATCCAATCCTTGCTTGTTTCTCATCTATCGTTCCTGTAAGTTTATAATCCTCTGGCAAACTCATAATACGTTTAGCCTCGGTTGGTGTGTATACCCGATACTCTTCTGGATGCATATGATTTCCACCCATAAACTTTGGTTGTAATCCTTGTTCAGTCAATGAATGTGCAGCTTGATCCCACGGCACAATCCTTGACATATAATAAGAATGTTTTTCATCTTCGGGTTTAATAACACCCTTTGCAACTTGTTCTTTGAACCATGGCCCAACTACATTATCACCAATAGACAATACCTTTCCATTGTAGTCAACACCTTTCAATCCTTTACATGGGCCAGAGTTAGGGTAATCAGGATGAGTATCAAACCCATATATCCATTTACCCTTAGAACTTTTTTTCATCAACTCGGTAAGTTCTTGTGCCTCTTCTTTATTGTTAGGGTCATCTTTTAAATCTTCTATTGCTTCCCTGACTGTTGGCTCATGCGTTTCTGGATTTGGAAAAAGAGTACTCATTGTCATAAAATTTAGTCCAACATCTTTTACAACGTCATCCCTAACAGATACCATGAAAACCCTTTCACGTTTCTGCGGTACACCATAATCATGTCCACGCAATACTTTATAGGTTGTATGGTATCCAAGTGCCTCAGTATCTTTAATCATTTTCTGGAAATGGTCAGCTGCATATTCCATTGTAAGACCTTTAACATTCTCACAAACAATAACCTTTGGCATTGTTTCTTTAGCAATCCGAATAACTTCCCAAGTCAAGTCCTCAATGTTTTTTTGTTTCTTACCATAAGCAACTTTCTCTTTATTCCAACCTTTTCTCTTTGAACCTGACATAGAAAAGGGGGGACATGGCGGACTCGCATCAAGTAAATCCAACTCACCCTTTTTAAATCCTGCCATGTCCATTATCTGCTGTCCAGTAACATTTTTGATATCATCACAAATATGAGGAGTATTAGGCCAGTTTGCCATATAGGTATCAACTGCAACCTGCTGGAACTCATTCATAAACAAACAATTTCCACCAGCTAGTTTATACCCTGATGAAGAACCGCCACCACCAGCGAAGAATGTGATATAGTTAAACTTCCTCTTATCAGATTCTTTCTTCATATCTTCTAATGTATATCTAAAATATCTCACGCAAAAGACCTTTCAGTTTTTAGTTCTTCTAGTTTTTCATGGAGAGCATTGATAGTTCCATCATTCTGTATAATAATATCAACATCGTCACCCTTCATACCATTCTCACTTGAATGTTCACCATTTTCATAGATACCTCTAGTTTCACTTTGAAGGTAAACAACAATGCCACCTTGATCTCTAATCCAGAATGCTTCATTAGAAAAACGAACATCCGTGATAACAATAGAACGGCCGGGATTATCATTCTTAAATATCTCAGCACCCTTCACCCATACATTGACATCAATGTTACGAGCAATATCAGTTCCTACTTTTTGATATAGTTCTCTTGGTGATCTACCCCACGGCTCTGCTGGTTTCTCTTTATTCTCAATCTGTTTATCAGTAAGATGAAACATTATCTTTGTTGCATCTTTCAAAGGTTGTGCAAAAGAATAACGTAAAAACTGATATTCGTCAACCAAGTATTTTCCAGCAGTATCTTTACCACTTCTGGCTTTACCAGCAAACCCAATAACTAAAGGTTGATTATCTCTATTAGTCCAGCCACAAATAGGAAACATTTTTACTCCTCAATAAGTTTGATTTTAAAATCATATAAGTTAGTATTGACTATGCTTCTTTCACACATCTCTTTAATTTTTTCTCTTTGTTCATCTTCGGACAGTTTATCATCTAATGTAAGATTATAACAAGCACCATAGAGAACTTCTTTTACTTCATTAAACTCCAAATCCCATAGTGCTTTCATAATCACTTCCTGCTCACTACCCTTAACACCATCTCTCAAGAGGGAAGTAACTTCCCATTTCAATGAGCCAGAACCAACCAAACGATTCCAAACGGTGCAAAGATAGCTGCAAGAAAATATGATAATACTGCAATGATTGAAACAACTGCACCGATAAATGTCATAAAATCTTTCATGTTTAAATCTCCGTTTCTCAATTGTTAAGTATATTATATCAAATATATGCATATAATACAAGGAACAAGTTACGGTAAGACAACTTCTGAAATTGTATCTTTATCTGGATCATCAACAGGTGCTTTATCGCGAAGGTGTGGTGCTTGAATAAAGTTAAAAGTTACTTTTATGAAGTTTTTATCTTCCCGTAATGCTTCTTCATTTTTAGCATCTAACCAAAAATCAATATTACTCTGAATTTTTGCTTGGTTGTCTGCCCAAGCTTTTTCGTCTGCTATAGAAGGATGAAATATGTAACTAGTAAAGACACATTTATTACCCCAATGCGTTCTCATACGAGTTGGGAGGGAATATTCTATATTTCTAATACTATTGCCACTACTACCATAAGCTGCACAATTTTCCTTTTGTTTTTTATTTCTTTCTTTTAGTTTATCTTTAAGCTTCTTCTTCAAGACTGGATCATTCTCCCAATCGTTCAATTCTTTACCATTTGATAATGCACTTGCCTCATCTATTCTATCTTGTGCAATCTTGAATATTGCTTCTCTAGTATTATGATGGGCTACTTTGTTATCCACATACTCTATATTAGCAGCATGCTTTATCGGCCTACCGTCTGCATAATAACTATTGATTAAATCAGTTGCTATATCATAATTAGCAGAAGGAACAGAAATGTGTTCTTGTTCTGGATTATCCATATTACAAATTTTAGTTATGTGTCGGTATTTCAATTCCGAATCAGTTTGTTTTGTATCAACAAACTTAATCCAAATTTTCTTCGGTATCAAAATAACTCTCAATTCAGTATCATCTATAACCCATTTTGATTTATTACAAGCTTTCACCAAATGCCATCCACCACCCTTTAGATATGGTTTTCCTTCACCATAAAAATCTTCAAAAATAAGAATTGGTTTAGCATTCCTAGCACTTACTCCATGCGTATTGTCAATTTTTTCCGCAATCGACTTTACAGAGCCAGGTATTTCTGACCTATAATTCCAACTCCTAGTACAGTCATTAATCTTCTTTAAAGTCCAACGGACTGTTTTAAATGGATTTACATTTACTGTTTCTTCAAAAAATCCATCTACACCACCTACCCAAGAAATATTTGAATTATCTTGTGATTCCGTAATATCCTCAGACAAACGATTAATCTTTTTATCCATATTTGTATTTGGCACTCTATCGCCTCCATTATGTTCATTAAAATATTCTAAACTGTTTTTTACATCATGCAAATCATTATATTCTTTTTCAAAATAAATTGCTTCTTTAGCTTTATGAAAAGTTACTTCCATTGTATAATCATATTTTATTATATCTTCTTCAAATTGTTTTTTATTTTTAACTATACTACCAACATAATAACCTGTGAAACTATTATCATACGGATTAAGCTCACCTTCTTTTGAACCAGTATATATATGCATTGGTTTTCCACTATGAATAATAATTCTATACCAAAAACTCCCGTTTTTACTTGAAAATAATTCTATACCGTTTTTGCGTGGTATGTAAATTATTTCTTTAGGTCTTTTCATATTAATTCCTTTTCGTACATTTCAATAATATCACCTTTAGATAATGATGGATTACCAGCCGTATCATATTTTGCTGATTTATTCCAATCTATTCTTTCAAATACCTTGCATACTTCATCAGAAGCTTTGATGTTATAATATGCTGGTTCTTTTTTATTCATATCTTTTGTTACAATACCAGCACCACCACCAACTCTCTGAATTAAGAAATCTGCTTCTTTCCTTTCAACAAACTTAAAATCTTTATGTTCCATTCTTACAATAATTTTTTCTCTAATTTTAGTTGTTTTATTCCATACTTGCCAAACGCAAGGAACATCATACATCTTTCCATCGGGTATATGAAATGAGTTTTTTGGAAGTATTGTTTCCTCTACCAAATGAAAATACTCACCCAACCTATTTTTTATTGATGGTTTTCTAAATGTTCTTGGTAATATAAACGCAATAGTATCAGCAAAACTAGAAGCATGATTAAAAAATTTAACAGCTAAAGACGAATTCTTTCCAAACGGGGGATTACCAACCACTAAAATTTTCCCCTGTTCAACCAATGGTTTAGTTTCCAAAAAATCATAACATATAGTTTCGGGAAATTTAGGTTCTAAGTCATACGCTATTTTATGTTTATGTTCTATCTTAAAATAGAAAGAACCAGAACCTGCTGATGGTTCAACTATTATATCATAAGACAAAAGATTAAGTGACGATAAACATTTATCAACAACATTATTATTCGTAAAAAATTGATCTAGTCTTTTCATTTGAACAGTAACTCTCTTTCTTTAATTTTTATCTTTCCACTTGGCCATCTTTTTAAACATTCTTTACCTGTAAGAGCCACAACTTTTACTTCTGGTAAATTACAAAAATCTGTCCAAACAAAAATTTGACTATGACACCATATTTTCCAACCAGCACCACCTGTTGTTCGTCCAGTTCCCTTACCCCTACTCCAATTAAAATCTCCACCTTTTTTATTAAAGGCCTTCTGATCTAATATATTAGGTGTTAAATTTTTACTTCTAAGATCAGGTCTAATTTCAACACCCTCAACCATCACCTTTGACGTATCATAATCTAAATTTGAGTACCAAACTGGTAGTTTATGTTGCTCAATATAAAAAGATAACGGACTTGAATTGTTTTCATAATACTTAATCATGTCATCATTTGAGGTGCCACAATGTGACATATCACCCATATCAAATGTATAAACTTTATTTAGTTTCAAAATCATAATATAAACTCCATTAAATTAATGTTTCTCAATTGTTAAGTATATTATATCAAATATATGCATATAATACAAGGAACAAGTTACTGACCTAAGTTATTGATAAATAAGGGGTTAAAAAACCCTTTAAAAACAAGGACTTACAGACCCCCTCAGAGTCGATTTAAGGGTTATTTGTCCAAACTAAGGGTCTAGTATGGGTTTTCATTTAAAACGGCTTAAATTGGACTCAAACTCCCTTAATCGTTTCCAAATAGACCTCAATTCAGTTATTTGGGTAAATTGGTATAAAAACACCCCAAATCCTTCGTGAACCTTAGCAAATGCATTACTGACTTGAACCACAACCCCTAAAGTGATAAGCTTGGTAAATAAGCCCGGGCCAACCAATAAGTAGGGCACGATGACCATAAACTGATCGTAGGCATTAATCCATACATCCACATATCCATAGTGATTATATAACCTCTGATAGTTAAATCTAATCCCTGTAAATAATTCCAAAATTGTTGCTGGTTGTGAGTAGTTTTCTTTATCGTCTTCACCGAATACCAATTCCTTTCTAAATGCAGCTTCAACTTTCTGATTATTATATTCTAGGCCTGGCAACTTTGCACCAACAAACCATGTAATGATTAAACCACCAATTGATATAACTAGAGCATACCAAACTAACGAACCACCTTCCATACCGAAAAATGGAATAT